GCTCGATCAGTTCCACCCAGTCTTTCCTTGGGTAGATCGCTCCGCTGTACTCTTGGTGAGCAGAGAATTGTGGATGAAGGCTCCAGTCCCTCGACTCGTACCCACACACCGCATCGGTGTTTGCGTCCCAACTGATGTCGCTCATAGCCTGCTCCTTATCTCAGAGATAGCATCGTCGATGCTGCTAGGCATGGGAATGCAGTCGAGCCGACCGGACTTGGATCGGAAGACTACTGCTGGTGCTTGACCGTATCCAATCTCGGCCATCTCTTGCAGCCATTGCTCGGCACCGGATGTGTCCTGCCCGACTTCAAGCCGCCGCTTCTCTATGCCGTGTTCGTCACAGAACTCGTCAACCTTCATGCTGATACTGGCTTGGCCCTGACCCTTGCTCATGTCATCGCTCGTTACAAACAGAACCTGAGCAGACTCCTCAGTAGGAACTACCTGATCTGGAATAAACTTGTTCCAGTAACTGGTGTCATAAACAACCCACGCAAGCGCAAGAGCAAGCAGGATACTTGCACTTAATTTCTTTGATGGCTTCTGCTCTGCTTGGGCAGGCGCAGGCGTTTTGTCCTTGAGGATGTCTATCACTTGTCATCCCCCACCTTGACTTCGATGGAGCGAATGCGCTCATCCAGACTGTTAAGCGTTGCAATAAGTTTTTCAGCATCAACTTTCTCCTCGATGACTTTTGCCGCACGGTCCACTTTTGGCATCTTTGCCCTGATGTAATCGACAGCTTTCTCTGCTGCTGGAGCAAGCCCCCCCACTACCAATATGGCACACAGACCTACCATCTGAACTGCACTCACTGCCGCAGTAATCAGAAGCGTAACCAGCGAAACACTCTCGAATCCTTCTGTGTCCTCTTTCAAAAACCAATCGAACACCCCGACCGCATAAAGCTTCCATGCGAGGAACAAGACGAAGCAACCAACTAGAAACTGAAAGCTTTTGTTATTTCTCAGCATAGCCCGGTTCTCCTTTTGATGATGTCTGTGAGATGGTATCCACTGCAAACAGCTCGTCGTCGATCCACTTGTCGATCAGTCGTTCGATAAACTTCATAGCTACGGCGAGAAGCAAACTTCCTAGAATCGAGCTGAACCTTCCTGACTCAATGAGTCTCGATCTCGTTTCACCTATTGCCATCCTCCTGATCTCTGGCTTGTTGAGGACAGGATTCAAGAACCTCTTGGCAGTAGATAGGTAAGCAAGGCGAGTCTCTGCCCGGACAGTATCCATCTGTTCTTTGCTCATTAGGTACCTGTTCATTCCTGATCTCCTTGCCACTAAACTAGCAGCCGTTTTTTACGTCACGATCTTGCTCGCTTCCCTGCCTTCTTGGCTGCCGGCGTGTTAGACACAAACTGCTTTCCTTTCTTTGAACCCCTTCGCTTTCTTGCGTTGGTTGCTCTTTTTTCTGCTGGACTAAGCGACTTCCAAGCGGAGTCGGGGAGGTATCTGACAGTCCCTCCCTTGCGCCGCGCTCTTTTTCCGTCACTTGTGCGCCATTTCTCTGAAGTCCATTTTTCAAGACTTCTCTGTGATTCGAGCTTTGCCATCAGTCCATATACCCCCCACCTGCTTTCTTGTAAGCAAGTGCAAGCATCTGCGCCTTCCGTGCAGACCACTGGCCGGGCTTTCCGCCCTTGCCACCGGACTTAATCTTATTGAACATCCTTTTTCTCATTCCGGGTTTTGTGTAATTCCCGGCTTCGTTGACCTTAGATTCTTTCTTTCCAGATGATGGCTTTGCCTTTCGCTTGTACGCACCCTTATCCTGACTCGGCATTTCTAATCCTTCTTTTTTGCGCCATGCTTATCGACGATCTTGTTGCGAAGCTCTGTTCTTGCATTATCGCTCTTTCGGCACTTTTCGTCGAGCTTTGGATCTTTCATCCTGTTTTGCATTTCAATCCTGTCAACAATGTCCTTTGCTAGGCGAACTTTCTTCCGTGGCCCCCGGTAGGCATTGACCTTAACCATCCCGTCAATTTCCATTTCTTTTGCCACTGCTGCGTTCTTGACATCTGTCGTATCGGAAACCCAAGCCATCGGGTCCGTGTACCCCCCGAGCTGCCCGTTGTAAGTTTTTCCGTGAGTACTAATGCCGGATTTCTTGGCCAGCTCTGTTATGTCTTCTCGCTGCTGATCGTCCAAGCTTTTCATTCTTTCGTTTTCACGCTTAGAAAAGTCTTTCCCTGTATTCCACGATCCGGGAGCCTTCATAGAAGCGAGCATGGCTGCCATGTTTGGGCTTTCACCTTCTTCGATGAGATGGTCATAGATGTCACGGATTCCTTCCGCATCCATTTCAGCCTCGATACTGGCGATTCTGTGCGGAGGCAAAGTCATTGCTGTTCCCCTTGTGGTTGCTGCGGCTCAGGAGGGGCGTTCATCTGGATCAACATCTGCTGCTCCTCTGGCCCCAGAAGGAAGTGGTCGATTTCAATGTCCATGGCTCGCCCAAGAGCTTCCATGTAGGCGTTGTAAGGTCGAGTTATTCCGCTCATCATTGCCTGCTGTATTACAGGAAGTATGTACTGCCCGATGTCAGTGAGCTGGCTGATTTGGGTGTCCTTGTTTGGCTTCCTTGCTGTCCCCGCTTCAACGCGATAACGGAAGTCTCTTGTGATCCTCGATACTTCATCTGTAAGTATCTGGTCAACAAACACCTGCGCTGCCGTTTGGCCGATGATTGGAACCAAGTCTTCAAACTCCGCTGTGTATCGGATCGCTTGAATCTCTCTTGTCGCTGTCAAGCTCAGCCAGTCTTCTACCCGCGAAGCCATGTCGTCTGGCCGCACGTTAATGTTTTGCTGGCGATACTGCGCTTCAGCAGCGGAACGCATCTGCCTGCCTGACATTCCGTACATCAGCTCTGTCAGTCCAAGCCTCTTGTCGATGGCTGCATTCACCTGAGCAACCATGTTCCAGATGTCAATACTGAAGTTTGGCGCTTGCAGGAAACTGACCATATCGTTGATATTTCTTCCGCTAATCCTTTCTAGCTCGATAATCGAGAATGGGCCGTTTCCACTGGTGAGCTGCGACCTAATGCTTTCACCCGCTTCCTTTAGAACACCGCAGTACAGCTTAGAGCCAACTGCCACCTTGTCAGCGATAAAGCTCATGCACCAGTTAATGAACTTGAGTTCTCCCAAGGCAGGCTTCACCATCGAGATCGGCCAAATCTCTTGAGGCTTGTTGTAGAAGCTAAGGCGACAGATCGGCCATCCTCCATCGCTCATGTAGTCATCCCAGTAAGGAACTTCCCATGACGTTCTCTCAAGAACTAGCTCCATGTCTTGGGTCTCAAGGACACCCGGTGCAAGGTTCAGTGGGTATGGGCACTGCTCGCAGATTGCCAGATAAACAAAGTCGCCAAGCGCATCGAGTCCTTTGACTTTGCGATCCTTGTCATTCATCTTAATGTTCTGGCCTGCCCCATTCTTTGAGTAGACCTCCCAGTACTCGACAAGGTCGTGGGTTGCTCCTGCGTAACTTCCGTCACCGTTTCGTTTGCGGCTTCTTGAGTTTTCAACTGTACTTGTCCGGGCGTACTTACCCTTCAAGCTTCCTTTGGGCAAGTTGAATTTCTCCTCTACAATATTGACAGGCTCGCATGTCTTCAGGGCGATCCATGTGCAATCTCTCCAGTATGTGGCATCTGGATCTACCAGCAGGTCTTTGTTTGAACGGTATCTACTGCGAGCGATCTTCGGCCCTCCCCCCGGCGGTTGCTCGACCTTGATCTCAAGCAGGCCAAGCCCAGTGATGATTGCCTCTGTGATCGCCAGCCTTGCTTCGTCTTGCTTGCTTTGTTCTTGCTGGACATAGTTCGAGACAGCTTCGAGTATGTGGGCGTGATCTTTGTCTACTTGAGAAGCTTTTTCCTCGGTATTGACCACTTGCTGATACTGCTGGACAAGGCGCTGGTAGGACTCGACGATGAACGGGTCTTGAACAATCCCCTGTGCAATCGCCTGATCCATAGCAAGTATCTGCTGCGCCTCTAGGTTCCCGGCATAGAATGTCTCTATGGAGACCTCCGGATTCTCTCTCGGGGTCACTGCAATAATTGGGTTCTGGTGATAGAGGACTGGCCCGAAAATTGACACAGCCTCAAAGATCCGATTCACGCTCATCTCAAACTGAGGAAGCTGAACATCTGGCGCCAAGAATCCATCATGACCAGATCCTGAACTCTTCTTGGAAGCTTTGTACTGGCTCCACATATGATTGACCGGCCCGTCAAAGTATTGCATGGCCTCGTCTGCATACACATCGAACTTCTTCTTTCGTTCTTTGCGGGCTGCTTCAAAGACCCGCTTCCATCGGTCAACGACAGGCTGCAACGGGTAGCTGTTCGGCTTCTGTGGGCTGTACTCATCCATGACTGTTCTCTAGCCTTCAATTTTGTTGAGTCGACGTTCTAGCTCATCGAGCCGATCCAGAATTTTAATCTGATCGCTGGTGAACTCCCAAATGCCGCCGATTTCATTCTTTATCTCTGGGTTGTCTACCAGCCTTGGATCGTCCCTGTGGTAACACTCGTCCAGACCTTGGTTCCTGTAAGCGATGCCAATGGCGCTCTCTCCTACTGTGGCAACAAATCCAAGATCGGCGTTTCTCTTGGAGATGGTTCCCCTAGGATAGAAGATAACTGGCTGACCGCGCGAAACCGATGGCATCTTCCAAGGCTTGTCTTCTGGTTCTGGATCTGGCTCTGGGGCGCGCCCAATGGGCGCATCTTCAGTCTTCTCCTCTGCTGGTTCAGGAAGCTGCTTGTTTTCTTGCGCCGGAGCGCGTCGAGTTACTGCTCTTTTTTTAGCCATCATATGATCCTGTAGGGCCGAGGATGATTGTCTGGGTTACCCCAAACGGATTCATGGCCTCCTGCCGCTGTCGCTTTCTCTGATGGAAAGCTCGCACGCGCCTCTGCCCGTCCGTGAGTTTTCTTCTTACGCCTTTCGGCTTGATGTATTGCTTGTTTGAGTCTTGGAGATAAGCAGCAAGATACTCTAAGCACTCGATTGCGTGCGTGTTGGCTCGCCGGTTTCCTGTATCGGTCACAACTCCATTTGCCCGCTTCTTGCGAAACCGCTTCATTTCACGGTCAAGATTAGGGCACGCATCGAAGTCAACAAGTATCCTTGGTGCGCCAGTCCCGTCAATAGAGAGCATACTCCTGAGGATCTCTTCTCTGTATGCAATTACACTACATCCGGGAATAAACCTGTGTTTTGTTTCCACGCATTCTACATCGAGAGACTTCATCTCCCGCTCATAGGCTTCCCGTGGTGCTATACCTGTGTCTATGGAAGTTAGGTTTCCGCCGTGCGCATCAATGATGAAAGTTTGGAACCACACGGATGTACTTACCTTGTCTAGCGCTTGAGCGATCAGGCGAGAAGTACATTGCCGAATATACACCTCGCCGTAAACAAGATGGAACTTTTCTGATGGCGGGGTTGCGATCAGGACAGCTGCCCCGGTGTCGTGTCCGGGGTCGACAGCCAGCCTTCGACACCAGTTAAGCGGAACCTTCCCTGCCTTGGAAAACTGAGCTACTTCAGTGAGCTGTTCGCTGTACCTATGGACCTCGTGAACCCCTCTGTCCCAGTTTGGGTACATGAGAACGGTATCGGTCATCATTTCGCCAAGAGCGCGCTTTCGGTAAACATCCTCCCCCATGGATTTCCATCCAGCGATTGCTGCTTTCTTGGCGGCCTCGGGCAGGTAA